ATATTCTTACCCCAATTGACCGTGTTTTCCTTCATCACTTCAAAATTTGCTTTAAATCCCTCCCAAATTGACGTAAACGTCTCACCAATCCGTGAAAAGACCTTACTTCCCGACATTGAAGCAAGAAAAGCATTCATGGAATCAATCGCCGTCTGCTTCATTTCGGGGATTTTATCTTTGAAAACTTGTATGATCGCCATTCCGACCTTCGGGATCTCTTTCCAAATTGAGCCCAAAATCTGTGGAAGGACGGTTAGCAGAACGGAAAACAGCTCAATGAAAGCGACTCCGAGCTGTGGCCCGCAAGCTATGAGGGCATCAATTATCTCTAACACTAACTCCGGGATCATTGGAATCAGAGTATTTATCAGCGTAGGCAGGGCTTCGGCTATGCTCTGCAAAATCAATGCTACGGCAGAAATGAGCTGTGCCGTACTGTCGACAATGAAGCCAATCACGCCCGAGATTATGTCCGGCAGGGCGGCGAGTAAAATCGGAAGGCCGTCATTCAAGATAGAATCCACCAAAACTGTCACCAAATTCAAGATAGCTGACAGGATCAATGGCAGATTGTCAATCAGAGCGGTCACCGCTGAAACCACCGCTGTTACCAGGGCGGGAATCAGAGTAGGCGCGGATTCTGCCAGGCTGTTTGCAATTTCAATTATGATGGAGCTCGCCATCTGCACGACCTCGGGAAGCATGGAAGTTATCCCAAGGAGCAATTTTTCAAGTACGACCATTCCTGTTTTTATCACACTTGGCAGATTGCTGATTATTGAATTTGTCAGAGCGAGGATAATAGTGCTTCCAACGTCGAGGATATTTGACAGATTGTCCGTGATATTTGAAACGGTGTCCTGAATGCCCTTCGTGATCTCTTCGGCTCCCTTTGTGGTATCGCCGGAGAAGATATCAGTCAACCCACTCATTACCGTAGTAATTCCCGGTAAAAACTCGCTCATCATAGAACGAAGCAAGCCTTGAGAAGCTGTCTGCATATCCTGGAGTTGATCCTGAAAGCCTGCTGCCGCTTTAACCGCATCATCAGAAAGAACACCGCCTAATTCATGCACTCGGTCACGCATAGCTTGCGTATCTGCTGCGGAGGTGTTAAACAATGCCCCCAATTCCATCGCAGAGCGTCCAAGAACATCAGTGGCAAGTGCCGCTCTTTGCGCACCCTCGGGCATCCCCTGTAAGGTCGAAATGACCGTTTCAAGCGCAAAGTCAGAGTTTTGAGCCATCTGCTCGATTGTATCAATGCTCAATCCGGCAGTTTTTGCCAACTCTCCGATTCCGCCAAGACTATCATATAGAGAATCGCTTAATTTACTTGAAGACTCCCTATATTCCTCTTCAGATATAGCCCCTGTATCAAATGCGTCTTTTAGGTTATAAAGTTCCTCGTAATAGTCTTCTATTTTACTCGGAGCGGTAGAGAGATCTTCATTTATCCTCTTAATGCCCATTTTCAGTCCGTCAATTGACGCACCGCTATGCTGCATTACGGCATCCCATTCCTGGTATGCTTCTGAAGATATACCGAGCTTCTGCGACATTTTGTCAATTTCGTCGCCATAAGAAGAGACTTCCGTTAAGCCACTTACAAAGGCTGTGGATAGACCACCAATTGCCGTAGCTATACCGCCAACAATTGCACCGCCGGTCCCGAGAGCTTTAGCGAATGAATTACCGAAAGACTTACTCGAAGTGCTTCCGGCATCACCCATAGCATCAGATATTGATTTTGATATTCCCTCCGTCGAGGGTGCAAGTTGGAAATAATAGGTTCCGATAGTGTCAGCCATAGCCTAACCTCATTAGATAGAGTTCCATCTGTTCTGAAACTCCTCGAAAGTCTCAAATGTATCGTATTCTTGCTGTTTTGGCTCTCCAAGAAGAGCTTGCAAGATTGATTTCGGTCTGTTTTTGCCCTTTTGGGCATCTTTGGTCTGCGCCCAGCTCTGGAAAGCCAATTCATCAGCTATCTTTGCGAGTAGTATTTGGTTAACTGTCAATTTTGACTTGGTAATACGTCGCTTGATCCTTGATTCATCCGGCAATCCAAAAACAAGAGTACCCACCAATACAGGCGAGTACCCTTGATAATTGAATATTCCGTATGTTTCCGCAAGGTCGCAGATCATTAGATCCTCGCAATCGCTTATCACGAAGGCGAGGAAGAGGAGTTTTTTGCTTTAACGGAGTTCATTATGTCGATTATCTCCGCTGTGAGCTTCTCAATTGGAGCATAACCCTTGTTCTTTTTAATAAGATGATCCATAAGGTCGTCCACTTTGTCACCGAGTAAGAGTGTCAGAGCTTCGTCAACTCCCTTAAACCTCTCAACGGTGTTCGTGGTATCCTGCATCTTCACAAGGGCCTTTGTAAGTCTCCAATCGTTAAGCATCTTTTCGTCCACCTCGAAAGAGAAGCCTGTTTTTGTTTTTCCACCTATCATAATCTTTTACTCCTATTATTATGCTGCCTTAAGGTACTCATAGTGATATACTCCGGTGCTATCGGGTACATCGGTGATCGTGATCTCGTAGCCAACAGCTTCATCATCCTTGTAGGAGATTGTTCCGAGTTCCGAGATTGTTCCGTTAGGAATAACGATTCTCTTTTTGCGATTTCCACGCATGAGCATATCAATAACCCATGAGCCTGATCCCATATCATCTGCGGTAACCTGTACGGTGATGTTTCCGTCGTTGTCAACAGTAACGTTTGAGTTACCATAAACAGCCTTAAGGACGTCAGCGTTAAGTACCTCAATGAGAGTAAGTCCGAAGCTATCCGGTCTGTCAGTCTGCATATTGAGAACGGTATCACCGCCCCAAGCCTTGACCTGATCGCTCTCGGGAGAGTTGTCGTTGGTAAGTCCGTCTTCTGATACATAGCCGAGGGCCTTGAAAGCATTATCAAGGGCTGTGTCAGCATCAGTAGGAAGAGTTGTGCCGAGAGGAGCAAAGAAGATCGCTCCCGACTTGGCAGGCTTACCCGTTGTTACGTTAGTAGCTATATTTGCCATTTTTATTCCTCCGTGTAAGTGATGTTAAAATAACACCTGTAACGATATTTCTTAAGAGTAGTGTCAAAAGCATCATTTCCGCCGCCTAATCGGCTCGCTGAAACATTCGCAAGATCCGTGATATCATACATAGCTTTTCTGACAAGCTCATCCAGAAGACAAGCGTTAAGTTTTGAGGTAGAATAGGAATAAAACTCGATTGTGACCGCATCAATCAGATTTGCACGGTCCCGGTCAACAACTGTGAAAAGGATATATTCGCTCGGAAGCACTTTGGGAGTCTCAAGGTAGATCTCCGACATATTAAGTTTATCTTTGAGGTAATCAAGGACTATCTTTTCTATCATTGTTCTTTACCTTTTACCCATACACGTTGGGTTCCTACATACTCCGTCTCAATCTCGCCGAGCTTTGCCGCCTCATTCCGTGCTATTTGTAACACTTCTTGAGACTTTAGCATCTTTCCGACTGTCGCCTTATTGAGTTCAAATCTACCCTTCGATTCTTTCAAGATTTACCTGCCTATTCCAATCAAGCGCAAGTGGAATATTCTCGGGAGTATACTCCATTATGTCGCCGATTGTCTTAAATGTTCCCTTGTTGGGAAGGATCACTTCGGTGTCAAACCAATTGTGCGTATCACCTTTAGGAATGCAAAGATAATAAGTTATCCTCGCCCCGTGTGCCGTCAGAATGTTTTCAATATCCGTTGAGGTTGGCCTACAAACAAGCACATTGTCGATAGTTTCCCACCCTTCCGAATAAATTGGCTGTCCGAAAGCATCTGTTCCCGTCTGGGTATTCACTTTTAGGCTTACTGATTCGCCCTTGATTCTTGCCATAGCCGTACACTCCCTATCTGCTGATTGAGAAGCCCGAGCCGTTTCAGATCCGAATAAAGGATTGCATTAGCTATCCCACCGCCCGGTACTGCGTAAGTACCCGACCAAGAATAACCTCCGGCTGCTTGGCTTTCCTGTGTCATAGCGTCGCCCGTAGTAGTCTGCCTCAACACTCTGGCTACCACATCGACAGTAACGAGCTTAACCACGTTCTCATAAGTGGTACTGTCAGCAACCATAGCATCAAGGTCCTTGCCTACCTTTGTGGCTTCATTCCGTAAAGCATCAGAAATAAGGGGCAGAAGTGCCGCCGCTCTTGTCTGCTCGTCTGCTGTCAACGGTCGCCATAGGGTTTGTATATCTTCAACTGTTGCGAATGCTTCACTACTCATTTCTTTTTACCTTTTGCTATCTGGGTTTTCTTCTCAACCTTGGGTGCTTCCGTGGTGGTCTCGGGAGCCTGCGCAGAGGCTTTCACCTCCACGCAATCTTCCGATTTAATCACACATTTGGTTGAAAATTCTATCCCGGTCTTAATGTTCCGGTAAACCATTATCACTCTGCCTCGATCCTTGCGAAAGCAGCGGGAACAAGGATGCCCCATCCGATGTATGCCTCACCACGAAGGTATACCTGGTTGTGTCCCTTAAGATCGCCGTCCTCGGAGTTGTCGGGGTTACCATATTCGATTACTTCAATAGGAATGTTCTTGGAATAGCCCCACTTGAAGTAGTCAGCGAAGTTGCCTACGATAGCTCTGTCCTTATTGCTGTTTGCGCTTACGGTAGAGTTGGTATCAACAGGAAGTCCGCGAAGGGTTCCGGGAGTTGCGCCCCATCCAAGCTCGGGGAAGAGAGGCTCGTTTGAAGTGGTGCCTGCCTTCATTCCAGCAAGTGCGCTCTTGAAAGCAGGAGCCATAGCCATACCGGTTACTTCGTGCTCTGCTGCGTCGATAAGTGCGATAGCTGCATCAACGTTTGCATCAGGTGCGGAAGCATCATAAGTTACTTCGTTAGTAACAACATCGTCGAAGTTCTTTCCGGAAAGTACAGAAGCGGTAGATCCGGTACGAGGGTTAACACCATGAAAAGCCATGATATCAAGACCACGAGCGGCCTTCTTTGCAAAGCCTTCTGCGAATGCACGAAGATACTGAAGTCTTACTTCCTCTGACGCATATCTAAACTCGTCAGATACTCTCATTCCGTACTCAACCTTAACAGGTGTCATGTGTACAGGCTCAATAGTTCCACCGCCGTTTGCCTTTGCGCCGTTCTCACCAACAAGGTTAACCTCGCTGTCAAAATTAAATGTGAATACGTCCTGTCCGTTAAAAGGAATAGGCTCGGAAGCAGAAAGTCTTGCGAGCGAAGATTTGCCCCTTACAAGATTAACCATCTCAGATACGAGCTGTACGGGAAACAGAGTTCCCTTAGTAAGTGTAGATCCCATAGTTTTTTCTCCTTAATTCTGTTCGATTTGCTGATTTATACCGGCGAGAAGCTGACTATATGCCGCATCTGTGGCAGCAGTCCCTCCGGTACTTGTTCTTGTATCGTTC